ATCTATCACGTTGCTGTGATCCAAGTTATAAATTAAACCAGTATCGAGAGTCGGTGACTCACCTACAACCCGCACACTGTCGGTATACCAAGTGGTTCGATCAGCATAGTCATGCGAGCACCTTGTAAAGTCAGACCCCTCGCCCTTATAAATAGCAAACTTAGGTATTTTTTGAGAGTCAGTAATCGGAAAGTCAGGAAACGAACCTTGTAAATGAGCTATAGCCTTAGCTAACTCCAAGTCTTCAGCCCCACCATCATTGTAAGTTAGATCGCCGTCTGATAAAGCCGTTATAACATCGTTGGACCTTGCATAAAGACTATATCGAGAAGGGTCTATAGTTAACTCACCATTGCCGGGAACTGTCTGCCCAGTATCGTTAATCTTAAAATCACTACCTACTCTTTTTAAAATCTTTGCCATTATGGAATCCTACTTATCCAAAGGGTTACAACCATATCCCGAGCGTTCGTCCCTTGGTCTTTGTAAACTATTTGTACAAAATCACCAGCATCAAAGGTTAAGTTATCAACGTTAACATCAAACACTTGGTTATTTACACCTGCGCCCGTTGAAACGTTAAGTGTTTTAACTAATGTGCCGCCTGTACCACCATCATATATCTCTAAATCACACTCGACCGAGTTCCTATTGTTAGCAAAAGTGACCTCGTTAATTTGAGTATTCACAGGGAAAACTATAGGTGTATTAGGCGTTAAATTTGAGTAAGAGATTAAGTCATTATTTGAGACTGTTCCGTTATAAACTAATATAATACCAGCTCTTGGGAAACCAGCCGCAGTGTTCTTCGCCTCAACTATCGCATCAAGAGTGTTGTCCGACACAAAACCTGGGTCATCGAAAGGAATACTTGCCGAGTCTGGGCTGATATAATTAGGCTTACGCATCAACACCCCATATCTCAACTATTAACCCATTGGTCTCTAGCACGCCGGACACAATGTAAGTTAAGTCTAATGCATCTATAATTCTAGACTGTCTTTTCCTTAAAGGCGTTCCCTTGCTTGAGCCTGACACCGCAACACTAGAATCACCCACGTAAAATATTTCATTACTATCATTGGTGATAACTATGTATTCAGCACCCTCTTGCAAAGGGTTCGTTATCCTTATAGGAGTAGGAGTGGCGCCTACGTCTATCGCACCACTCTCTAAAATCTTTGCTACATTATTAAAATCGCCTGCGTCCATTCAAACCTCTATTAAGGTGCTACACTTAATGAAATAGTTCCATGAGCCTCAGTTAATTTACCACGTAACTGAGTAGCTCTTAACACTAGCTCTTGAGTTCCCGTCGCTCCAGCTGTAAAAACAATATTCTTAAGTTCTGTTGTGTGAGCGAAGTCACCAGCTCCAGTTACGAAACGAAACAATTCATTTAAAGACCCATCATCGTTATGGTAAGCAATCCAAAGCATAGGTTGGAATGCTGATCCCATAGCCATGTTAGCCTCAACCACATCATTAACAGCAACGGCGACTGAAACTACGTCTTGCTCCGTATCTATAACTGCCATAGTCACACCAGCACTGTTGCTTTTGGCAGTACCCGAGGCAAGAGTTACAGGAACCTGGCCTAAAGCTGAAAGCTGAGGCAAAACATAGTTGCCAGAATCATCTTTATAAACCGCTGCTGGTAAGTTGTTATTAGCACCAACCGCATCAACACCATCGACTGCCTTGATTAACTCAACGCCTTCGCCTAATCCATCTTCTAATATTGTAAAACTCTCTCTAACTTCTGCCATAATCTACCGTCCTTAGTTGTTATGCATCGCTTGCCATTAAATAAACCTCCACGTCGGAGGCTTTGCCAGTATCTTGTTTGATGAATACATCAATGTCTAAATTCTCAGCAGCTTCGATAGCTGGTAAGAATAATAAGTCGTCCGTATACTGGCCACTCCCTACTCTTCCACTACCAATTATACTGCCATCTATCTCAACTCTGTAGACTAACCTTTGCCTACATGTAACTCTAACCTTTTGTATAGATCTGGTCTTACCCGCTGGAACCGTAACTGAGATAGGGTTTTGTTCCACACCAGGAGTCGTGACTCCTTGAAAAGGTAAATGTATGGGGTCACCAGAACTGCCGCCTAGTTGCACTAATATGAGGTCTAACACCTCTTTAGCAGCCATATCCTCAACGTTAACTACTACCTTGTTAGGCACAACCGTTGATTCGGAAAACTTTTTCTGCTCAAGGTCCTTGGTTACGCATCCAATAGCCATTAATCACCTGACCTTTCGGCTTTCTCTAAGACAGTTAGTGCGTCTATTGTAAACCAAGCATACCAAAACTTATCAGATGAATTAAAAACTATCTGATAATTTAAAATAAGCCCATACCTAAGATTATTCTTAAGCATGGACTTCTGTAAAAGGACCGCTGTTTTGGCCCTTATAAAATGCGGACTGTTTGTCGCTTGCATAAATGCTTAGCTATTAGTTCGCATCTTTGATGATTAACGGAGACTCAGTGGCTAAAACGCCCTTCTCACCCAACTGCTTTCCTTGAACACCATAAAGTGTGTCCATAGCCCAACGTTGTGCGCCTACTCCATACTCGTTAGCATCCTGAGACCCCATTGCTGGTTGTCTTTGGAAACCTGCACAAATGCCGTCTTTACCAACTAAGTAGTAAGTCGAAGCACCTAAACCAGAGTGACGTAAAACCGGAATTCCGTAAAGAGTACCGATTTGACCAGCTCTGATTACAGAGTTTGGTCCGTACACATCGTTACGAGTGAACTCATCAACTTTAAGCAAAGCTTTTTCCTGATCAACAGATACAACGAAAGACGCCATGTCCATTAAGCCCTCGTTCTCTAGATACTGCTCACGCATGTCTAAAACGATGTCTCTAGTGATGTCACCAGCTACAGCCGTTGCAACACCTACAGTTTCAAGCTCAGTGATGATGTCGTTGTCTAATCTACGTCCATGAGCACTTGCAGCACGACCAGCGGCTTCAAGTTGAAAGTTAAGAGTAGACTGGATCTCATCGTTAGGATCTACAATCCAAGCCACATAAGGCTTTTTGTCTAAGTCCAAAGTGTCGATAGTTGATGCAATTACAGTAGCATCACCAGCCGTACCCGAAGCTCTATCCACAGCAGTGAATGAACCTAACTTAGGGAATGCAATTGATTTAGCACCTTTTACAGCGAATTGTGAAACGTCTGTAACGATAGGGAATAATTTAGCAGCGAATTGTAATTCTCGCTGTACTCTTGCGGCGATCAGGTCTTGTTTAGTAGAACCTAACTCCGTATTACCGTGAATAGCATCAGCCATGATGTATCTCCTTGATGTTTAAATTAACTAATTCGGTTTTATTTCAAACTCCATCCAGGACCTCGACCTTCTTTTTCATCAATTTTCCTGGCTAGCTCTGCCTGCTCTTCTGGAGTCATATCGAAAACGGTCTTTTTGGTTTGCATGAAGGTAGATTTTGCGTCGCTAGTATTTATGTTAGGTGCCTTCTTTGAAAACAACCAAGGCATTTTAACCTTAGCGTCCTCGACCATGCTTTTAACAGTGTTGTTATCAGCTTGGAAAGTATCCCCGTCTACTTCTAACGAACTTAAATCTACTAACTTCTCTAGAGCCGTAGAATCTACACAACCTAAAGCTGCGGCCTCTAATGCTATCTGTTGTGAAACAGATTTTCTAGCGAATGATCCGTAAATGTCAGTGTTTTGCTTTTTGAGTCTATCAATCTCGGCCCTCTGGTTCTTAACCAACTCTTCGAAATTACCCTTAGCTTCTAACACCTCTTGTTCTTTCTGCGCTTTAAAATCGACTAGACTCGAATGCTCGGCCTCCATCTTTTTCAATCGCTTCATTACTTTGTCATACGTAGAATAGGCAACACTGCCACCATTAACACCATCAGTGTTTGTAGGCTCTGTATTGTTTTTGTTATCCAGGTTTTGAGCATCGCTCGAATTACCTGGCGCACCATCGGCACCTTTTGGCTCTTGACTCATATTATATTACTCCTTTGTTTAGCATTTCAAGCTAAAAGTTTATCTTAATAACCTTCTTAAATTTCTTATGACTATAGTATTAACTCGTTTCTTACCTTTTGGATCAAGACCCAGCATGGCAAACTTACTGCTGATCTCCAAAATAGCTTTATATAAAAGTTCGTTGCGAGAGTTTATCGGAGTACGACGAGCACTACGCTTTTCACCAGTCTTATACATACTCCGCTTACCAACTGGCTGAATTATGATAATACCACGGTCCACACGATGTGATATTGAATCAATCAACTGACCAGTTAAGGTTAAGTTAGATCGACTAGCCTTAAATGTTCCATGCGTTTTATTCAGCTCACCAAGATATTCACGGCCCTTAATAGTCGACTTCTTCAATGACTTAAATTTACCAACGTCATTGCCCTGCAGCGGCCTAGCCCTACGAGCAAACAACCTGTTACGTTCGGCAACAAATGCCCCGACCTCGTTTAATATCTTCTTATCTTTAGTTATTTTTTTTAAGTCCTGCTGAAGCAGAGCTAGATTCATCTTTATGTTTACCCTAGCTCCCATCTTCGACCTCGCCACCAAGGTCCTTGATAATCCCTAGCACAAACTTATCAAAAGCGTCCTTGCCCTCGTCTTTTTCTATCTTAACCGCTTGCTTAATATCGCTCTTAAACTCTCGTTTAATCTCTTTTAACTCTCGGCCATTAACACCAAAGAACGGACGCCTCGGGACCGTATCACCAGTGATGTGATTAAATCCCTTCTTTGATTCAAGGTCATCATCTATACCAATCTCAATAGTGTTGCCCTTAATGCTAAGCACATCAATAGAGCCAAGCATATCACCAGTTAAGGTCATATTAACTTTATGTTTTCTTTTGCCAGCAGCTTTAAAGTCTAAGGACTCAGTGTATGGTTTTGAATATGGACTTTTAAGTTTAACCTTCTGACCTATGCCAGCCGATCCAAAGCGCATACCCTCTCCGGCCTCAGTACGAGTAACCATCTTATCAATGATCGCCTGCCCTAAAGCCTGCTTTAAAGAGTCCTTACCTCTTAAGTCAACGCCGAATTCATTTTTTAAGTTTATCTTCTGACTTATCTTTGTCTTTCGGATCTTCGGTGCCTGTGCCATCATCGCCCTCGTTGATAAAATCTATTGGTGTAATCTCTGGCATTTCTAACTTTTCTTCTTCTTTCACTTCGTTTAACAACTCTTCAGCCGCATCTTCTTCGACATCGTCAAGCCTCATGATAGCACGCTTTTTAGTGATAAGACCTCTGTCTAGTCGGCGCTCTACCACATCAAGATCTTCTGCCTCTGTCTTAGTAGCCTCTGGACCGTTAAACGTAACATCAATCGTTACCTTATCCGATATACTAGCAATTCTTAGCCTATCATCTAGCTTTTTATCGTCCGTTACACCTTGCCACTCGTTAGACCATAGTCTTAATACTTCGAATATTTCACGCTCGGCCCACTGATATATAGCAATATCATCCTGTGATGCCTCGAACTTATCTAGCATAGCAAGTAATCTTTCAAAACCAGACGTAAACTTAGAACTCTCGGCGCTACCAGTGATCTCTTTAGGATCAATGTCTCTAGAAGATAACATTAAGCTTAGTAGCATCTCTAAAAATTGAATTGATGAACCAATATCAGGGTTAGGACTTACAAACTCAAACTTAGGAGTGATCGGGCTATTTTTCTTAGCTTGTAAAAATAAAATATGGTTAGGACCTACCTTCATATTTTGTGGAACCGTCTCAGCAGTAACCACCGCTTGTGCGTATGACTGAAGCTTAACCGTATTCGCAAGGTCACTAAGGCAAACACTAAACTCCGTATCAAAGTTAGCAACGTCCGAACCACGCTTAACAAAAAACTGTCCATCTTTTTCTAAGGCCACATTAACAAACGGTAAACGCCCGATCGGGTTAGGTATGATCTCACCAATCAAATCACCTTTACCGTCCATAGTAAAATGCAAGTCCTTAGTCCATACAATATAACGACCAGCCTTGCCCAGCCTATCGTCCGGATCAGCGATCTTTTCATTAGCATAGTTGCGGTTATAATAATCGGTGCGATTCCTGTTTATGTTACCACTGTTACGATAGGTGTTATGCATACCCTCGTCCCATGAGTTTAATATGTAAGCATAAGCCGTCTCTGGATCGTTAACATCAGGGATAACATCATAACTCATCAACGTTAGTGGTCTTACGTGTAACTTGCCGTTTTTAGGCACGATGTAAATGTCATTCTGGTCGAACAAATTATAATACCTGTTAGACTGCTTAAGCCTTGCATCGACCATACACTCTTTATATATGGCTTCAATTTGTTCAATCTCTTTTTCGTTAGCATCAGGGAACTTGCGGTCAGGCTCTTTAAGATAGATCGAGCTAAGCTCTTTTATGATCTTCTCAGTCATATTGATTGATAAAATTTTACGCATCTCTTTAACAGTCTTAACGTCGAACTCTTCTTCGAGCTGCTCTAATATATATCTATCCTGTAGCTTTTTAAAAACGTCGAAGCGTCGTTGTGATTCTCTTTTGCGAGAATAGTTTTCATCGCTCTCGATCTGCTCTATGATTTGTTGCCTAACGGCACCGTTGTTTAAGTCGGGGTTCTCTAAAGTCATCTTGCTGCCTTATCTTTGAAGTAGTTGAGTTCCATCGGTGTTTTTATTATCTAATACACTACATATACCATACCCTAGCGCTGTAGTGACGTGCTGGTACGGACAGTTAGGACCATCGTCCTCAATATAGTTTCCGTTTTCTTTTAACTTAGTCAACCGTAAACCCTCGTCCACAGTCTCAGCATCTTTATAAACATAAAGTCTACGCATACCAAGCGCATTGCACAAGTATGAGTTTACCATATTATGTCGATCTCTAACAGGCGGGTTGGATAACGGAACTTGATCGTCCACATTTAAGTACCTATGGCTAGATCCATCCTTTACCAGATAGTTAGATAAAAAGTCGTTAATGATATCATAATCAGTATTATTGCTACGTGTATCGTTATGGCGACCACTCGCATCACCTTGGATAATATAAGTACAATCATAATCAAGTAAACCCTTGTGCGCTAACTCTTTACAAGTATCACCAGTACGCATCCCATGCATTATAACTTCATTAAAAATATGAAATACATCATCAATATACTGAAACAAACACATACTCATCGGCTTGCCCTCACCAATATTAAAATCCCAGCAAAGGTGAATCGGATGCCTTGGATCTACCTTATATCTGTAGTCCTTAAACTGTTGGTCCGGCTCATACATTTCGTAAATAGTTTCACCACGTATATCAATCCACTCACCGTTAAGCATTCGCCTAGCAAGCTTAGGGTCCATGTCATTTTTTAAGCCCTCCTCGTACTTATCGTCCAAGTAAGGATTGTTTTTTAAGAATGAATAATAAACCTTAGATAAAGGCGGCTTTTTAACCATGTAACGTTTGTATAAAAAGTGTGATGGACTATCGGGGTTAGTTAAAAGCAATAACCATCTAACAGGTATGTGAGGCAAACGACCGATACGCATTTTAATAAAGTCTAAAGCCTGCTCATCTTTTGGGTCATTCTCTGCAGCCTCCTCAACAATAGCCGCTGATAACTTTAATGAACCAAGCTTTTTATATCTTCTGTCGGACCATGATCGACCGATTATCTCCGAGCCGTTCTTAAAAGTTATCTTAGCTCTAGTCTCATTAGTCCAGTAGTCCTTACCCTCAACAAGGTATGGACAAATTAAGTGCTCTAATATCTCTGTGTATATAGTGTCTTTAAGATCAGGCAAAGCCTTACGACCAATAAGTATTCTCGATCCAGGATAAGTAAGCACATGATCAGTCGCTAGATGTGCTGCAACTAATGACTTGCCGGAACCGATGGTACCAGAACATAGACCAGTATGAGTTCCCTGCGTATAGTCCCAGTCGATCTTAACGTCTTTTACTAGCTCTTTTTGCCAGTCTAAGCGAGGCGCAAAGTTGAAAAAATTAACGGCTTCATTCTCGTCTGGCTCTATAATCAAGTTGCTCATATCCCGTAATGGTACATGTTTTAGCTAAAGTTTTAAAGTTTTTTGCCGATATTTACGAAAAGGCTAAAGTTTTACCAGAATTCATCCGTTAAGTTATATGTACCCAGGAGGATGATATGTTAGTAGTAGTAATTCAAATAAGCCCACAAATACTAGATTTTAGAACGTTAACTATAGTTTGGCCTGATAGTCGAGGCGAGCATTCACCAGAAAACGTTAAGGCTTACTTAAAAGAACTAGACGTTAAGGTCCACTCGATAATATCTATTCAAATGCTTAACGTATATGAGAGCCGCTAAGGCCCTCATCTTCTATAAGAATCTCTAGATTGATAAGTCATGGTCGGTGCTTTAGCCTCCGACCTTTTTGTTTTTTTGATTTTATATTTTTCCGGGTCGGCATCCACCACAATGAGTTTATTAGTGCCATTGCTAGATCGTTCCATATATACAGCTATCTCATCATTAATAATGAGCTGCTCATCCATTTTTACATGACTTCTAAAGGGCATAATCTTCTCTCTTTGCAAAACCATGTTGCTTTAAGTCTTTAGCTAGATCAATCATTGTTCGCTTCGGGTCTGTAGCGGGGTTACCCTCGACCTTAGCATGGTATCGACCCCTTGGATCTTTCGGCTTCATAGTGGTTAGTTTAACACCAAGGCCCAGCCAAGTTCTAACTAAATAACTCTTAGCTTCAAGCCCGTGCTCAATCTCTGCCTCTATAGAATTATCCGGTCCTTTTATTTTTTGCCTTTTATACTTAAGCCCACCTGTAGCGTGTCGCTTACTTATCTCCGGAGTGTCTATACCCGACACCCTTACTGTTTTATGACTAAAATCATTAAAGCCACGGTCTATTTTAACCAAGATAGTATCTCCATCAGTTACACCGACCACGGTACAATATTCAAATTCAAAAACCTTACTCATATTATGTCTCCATGCTGTCTTATTTTGGGACAAGGCATTTTTATTACACCTTGTATGGTGTATAATGAATGTAATCAACAATAATAACACTTTGCTTTTCTAGACGGCTTTTCATATTTTAATCCTGGACAGTTTTAAAGTCTGTTGCATATGGCCGTCTAGATTTTATCTAAAAGTTGGCTAACCTCTGCCTTTACAGCCTCATGAGCAAACCATCCAGCATATTTTTCTTTCATATATCCATCATACTTCATCATAGTTAACCCATATATTAACAGGCCTCTTTCAGTTTCTGCTTTATGTAACTGCTCAGATAACTCTTTTATTTTTATTAACAACTCTCTCTCGGACTCAGCTATCATTCTGGTTCTATTATCCATATCCATCTATAACTTATCCAATAGTTTCTCGGTCTTGAATAGGTGCGTTTATTTCTGCTTTTATTTGTTCTAGTTTATTCATTTAATACCTCGGGTACATATCATCTTTACGAAGCCCTGCTTTTATTTCTGCATTAATCATTCCTTTACAAAAGTAAACTGCACAAAAATAAATTGTAGACCAAAGCTTTTCGGTATCATATCCATCTAAGTCGGTATTAGATAAAGCTTCTTGCGCCCCTAATAAAGCGTTTCGCCACTCAAATTCATCTACAGAACAAAACTTTGGTTTTTTTGCCTTTTCAACATTTTCATTTATTAATTCAATATTTATTTCACTCATTATCACCCTCCAGTTGCTCTAATAACTCATCGGCCTTTAACCAAGTACTCTTCAAGCTCAAATCAAAGTCTGGATATATCTCAACAAACTCTTTTAACACCTTTTTCAGCTTCGCATTCTCAGCCTGTAGCTCTTTAACTTTAGCCTTTTCTTCTTTTAAAAAACTAATTGTAATTTTAAAAGCGTCTTCTACTGTAATATTACTCGGTTCACTCTTGCTCATAACTCGCCTTACTCCTTAACTTTCTTTTTAGTTGGCTTAACCTTGCCCTCTGTAAGTGCTTTTATATAACCTTCACAAACCATAAAAGGTGCATGATACTCTCTACAATACCTACAAGCGTCCATAAGTATTTATTCCTTTTATTTCAATAGATTCAATGCAAGTTTAAATGCGTAAGTGTTTGTTTTACTTACTCGCCTTGCTCCTCAATTAATGGTTTACCGTCTTGATCTAGTCTAACGTGGATACCGCCGAACCAGCCGCCTTTTACATACTGCACACCTGTTTTATGATCTACATAAACTTTAAGCCCTGATCTTTTCCAGAAAGATTTATCTGTAGTATCTGGTTTAGGCGGCCACAGAACTAAAACGATAATGCTTGCCCAAAAAAGACATTTTAAAAAGAATATTCTC